TATTACTGTTGACGCACAAGGTCGTTTAACTGCTGCATCAAGCGGTTCAGCCGCAGGCGCAACTATTACAGGTTCAACAGCAAATAGCACTTTTTACGTAGTAGGTACAACTCTTACATCTGGAACTCTGTCTACAGCATCCATCTCCAACACCAACGTAGTTTCGTATAACGCTTCTACTGGCGCGTTGAGCGCGGTTTCGCATGTCTCTAGTTCGGACGAAAGCCTCAAGACAAACTGGCGTGATGTTGCTCCTGATTTCATTGAGCAGTTAGCTAACGTTAAGAGCGGTGTTTTTGACCGTATTGAGGGTGGCAATACCGAGGCTGGTGTTAGTGCTCAGTCACTCCAGAAAGTTTTGGCAGAGGCGGTTGTTGCTGGTGAAGACGGTATGCTCTCTGTGAACTACGGTGGCGCGGCTTTGGTTGCGGCTATTAAGTTAGCCGAACGGGTTGTGGCTCTTGAGGCGCGGCTGGCTGCGTTGGAGAAGTAATGTTTGGGATACCGGCACTAGGCGTAACACCGTTTGCTTCTCAGGCAAACAACGCCTTTTCGTTTTCTGTAGCAGAAAATATTGGCATGGCGGATTTCAGCGTACAAGCCCAAGCCCTGTTAAACATAAGAGTAGAGAATATTGGCATAGCCGACGTCATTAACAATGACGGTAGTAACTTCTTTGGTAGTTTGACTGAGGGTATTATCTTTGGTGACTCCAGCACCCAACAGTCTGCGTTTCTCCAAACCCTATCGGAGAACTACACCCCCGCCGACACCCCAACAATAGCGGCTCAGTTTGCTGTATCCCAGTCTGAAGCCACTACGGTGACGGATGTTTTGGTGTCTTTCCTAGCCGTGCTACAGAGCATTACAGAAAACTTTGGTGCGGCTAACACACAGACCATAGCCGCTCAATTCGCGTCTTCTATAGCGGAAAACTCCAATCCGGCGGACGTACTGGCTATAGCGGCGCAATTCAAACCTTCTATCACGGAAGCCCTGACAAGCGACAACGCACAAACAATCACCGCCCAGTTTGCGGTGAGTCTGGCTGAAGCGGTGACATCCGCTGACTCCTATTTGGCTGGTTTAGTAATTTTGTATAGCATTACAGAGGCGTTGACCTCCGCCGACTCCAGTACACAGCAATCTGCATTTGTGCAGACCATAGCGGAGAACTTCAACCCAGCGGATGTCATAACAATCCTTGCGCAGTTCAAGGCTGCGATTGCTGAAAATGTCATCATGGCGGATAATCAAGCTGTGTCAGGTTGGATTAAGATTATCGACGCGCAAACAGCAAATTGGGCCACCATAAGCAACTCAGAAACCGCTGGTTGGACAACCATAAACAACTCACAATGAGGTAGAACATGTCAGCAACATACTCAACCAATTTAGCTTTAGAGCTTGTAGGCACGGGTGACCAAGCTGGTAATTGGGGTGCGACCAACAACTTGAACCTTGGCACGCTGATTGAGCAGGCTATTTCTGGCTATGTAACTCAAGCCGTTTCTACTGGCGCGGATACTACGCTCACTATGTCACAAGGGGCGTCTGCCACAACCCGTAACATGTTCATTGAGTTGACTGGCACAGGCGGAGCAAGCACTAATTTAATCGTCCCAGCCAACAAGAAACTATATTTCATATACAACAACACCTCATCTGGACAAGTCACAGTCAAAGTTAGCGGGCAGACTGGCATTTCAGTTGCCAACGGTAGTAAAGTTATCTTAGTGTCCAACGGTACAGATATTGTCAACGCTACTTCTTATGGAGTTATTCAGTCTGTAACTGGAGTTGTCTATAGCAGCGGTTCTACCCTCACTGCGGCTACTGGGGCGCAAATGGTTGCGGCTATCGGTTCAACGGCGGTTACGAATGCGACAAACGCAACAAACGCAACAAATATTACCAACTCAGGCGGTTGGAACGTAACCCCAAGCGGAACTAAACTTTATTTCAATTACAACGGCACCAATGTAGCATCGTTAGATTCATCTGGTAACCTAACAGCCATCGGTCAATTTGTTGCTGGTGGCACACCTTAAAGGAGAAAAAGCATGGCAATCACAGTAAGCGGAACGTCCATTGTATTCAATGATTCGACAACACAAACCACAGCGTTTACAGGGGGCGGTGGCACAGTTACTTCAGTAGCAACAGGCAATGGATTGTCTGGTGGAACTATTACATCAAGTGGAACATTAGTTATTGCTGCGCCTTCTTCAAATACTGTTGGTTCGTATTGCACAGTGATAAGTGGTAGCACTGCTTGGCAAGGCGCTGGAACTACCTACACTTATGGTAGCAACTACTCCGTTGGTAACGGTCAAAACGCACTTAGGATTTTGTGTTCACAAGGAAATGGCACTACAGCTTCAACATCTTTAATCTCTGGCACTTGGAAATGGATGAGTTGCACTGCTAGTATAAATGGGTGTGACACCATTGCTGTGGGTATGGCCTGTCGCGTTTCTTAATTTATAAAAGGAGTTTCTATGTTTACATTGCAGTATGCAAAAAACCCAATCTGGAACGATGATAGCGGGCAAGCAATTTTTCTTATAGTTAAATGGGAAGAATTTAATGAAGAGCATCCGTTTACCGCAACAAGTTATGACTCTATGCCGCATGGCGTAGATTTGTATAACAGGGCTAAAGCGGGTGAATTCGGTGCAGTTGCGCCTTATGTAGCACCAATAGAAACACCAAACCAAACAACTGGTTCTCAAACTTTATGACTTACGGGGTGTATCCAAATTCAACGCCAGAATTCCGCACTTTGCAGAAAGAAGACGGAACGATGGTTATGCAAGTTAGATATATCAATGCACCAATGGATTACATAAGCAAGTGGATGAATGTAAAGGTGGAAAAAGAAAATGGTAATACCAGTCGGTCCCACACATCAAGTCACGTATGACGGCGCAGTCGTAAACGTGTATCACGCCAATAAAGGCGAGGGATTGGTACGCCATGAACACGCTTATGCACATCTAACAATGTGCCATGCTGGTAGTTGTGTGATTCGTAAAGAAGGCATTGAAAAAATGATAGATAAGGACACTCAACCGATAAATCTCAAAGCTAACGAATGGCATGAGATTGAGGCATTGGAAGATGGAACTGTTTTTGTAAATGTGTTTTCTGAGGGTAAAACTTGATGAGTGAGACTTTTATTTACGAGGAGTTTGCTTCAGATTTATCTATCTGTGACGCACTTATTGATTTTTACAAAAAAGACGAAAGCAAACTGCCCGGTGCACTAGGGGATAAGACTATTGATGCCGCAGTAAAAAAAAGTACAGACTGTCTTTTACAAGACACTGAAGCCACAAAACCATACCTTGAGCATTTACATGGCGTTATAACCAACTACATTGCTAAGTACCATTTTTCTGGTCAATATGCACATTGGGCAATAACAGAAAACCCAAACATACAACACTATAAACCCGGTGATGGGTTTTATGGTTGGCACTGCGAACGCTCAGGTGCAAGTATGCCTATTGCCGCAAGACACTTGGTGTTTATGACGTATCTAAACGACGTCACGGATGGTGGTGGTACTGAGTTCTATCATCAAAAAGTTATTACTGAAGCCCGTAAAGGCAAAACTCTTATTTGGCCTGCTGATTGGACACACACCCATAGAGGTGTTGTTTCGCCAACGCAAGAAAAATACATCGTAACCGGCTGGCTAAGTTACTATTGAGTAGCAGGATGTGGACCCTTTCACTCTTCTCATGGCGGCCCAAACCGCCGTTGGTTTTATCAAGCAGGGGTGCGCTCTCCTACATGAAGGGCGTATGGAGTTGGAAGGGGCTAAGAAGACAGCCGAGCAGGTCATTGGCGATGTCAAGGCAATCAAAGGTATTTTTGATTGGTTCATTGGTCTATTCGCACCATCTCACGACAAACTTGCGACAAAACGAGACACAACCGCGCCAAAGTCTGTGGCGCAAAAGAAAGCCAAACAACAGTCTTACGAAGAACTTGAACTTAAACTCGTCAGCGAGATTGGTGACAACATTGGTGTCCTCTTTGACACGCAACAACAGATTACAAACCACTACCTTGAACTAGAGGAGACATCAAAGACCAACTACGACCCAACGCAAAACACCAGCAAAAAAGCCATTGAGCGGGCGCTGATTGAACTGCAGTTGGAGAAGTTGATGGAGCAGACAAGGGAAGCAATGGTTTACGCGCCGCCTGAGTTGAAGGATTTGTATAGCCGATTCCTAAAGATGCACGCCAAAATAGAACAAGAACAAGCGTGGGCAAGGTCAGAACTGATACGCAGGAATAGGCTGGCAAGGTGGAGACGAGAGCAAGACGAGATTGAGTTGATTGGAC